CACGTTCCGTATTTGGCCAGTCCACTTTAGTTGATCCATCATTGGTGGCTCGAATTAAGGCGGAGAAAATTGGTCGCTTGTGTAAGTACGGGAACGGCATGCGATCCAAGACCAGGGTTTTTGTGACCGCCCAAGGTCTTGGCCCAGAACACAACCTGGGAATTTATAATAACAATATAGACACAATCGAGCGTGCTATGACCGAACGTTACTTCCTCTGTAAAGAAGGAGAAACATTTCGGCCGGCCCACCCCGTTTGTGGATCACAATTTTCACAGAGCACACTTCTGAATGAATTCAGGAACCGTGTTGTGAGTCGAATGCCTGAGTTGCCACGTTTAACCCGTCAGCAAGTTGTTGACCGTTATTCCGGCGCCAAGCGTGAGATTTATCAACGCGCCCTTGAATCATTGAACTTAGCGGGTTTCAGAAGTCAAGACGCGTTGTTAACGTCGTTCGTGAAACTAGAAAAACAGGATATCGGAAAAGCGCCCCGGGTGATTAACCCGAGGAGTCCCCGGTACAACCTTCTCCTTGCTCAGTATATTAAACATGCTGAGAAACCGTTCTACCGCGCCATCAATAAAGTGTATGGCGGCCGTACAATGGCAACAGTCATCAAGGGCTATAATGCCCAAGTGTCAGCCACTATATTGCGACAGAAATGGGATTTGTTCTCAGACCCTGTGGCCGTGGGGCTAGACGCATCCAAATTTGACATGCATGTGTCGATACCTGCTTTAGAGTATGAACATGGATTCTACAAGGCCTTGTTTCCTGGTAACAAGCATCTTGCTGAACTCCTAAACCATCAATTGGTAAACCGTGGGGTAGCTTATGCCCCCGACGGCAAAGTTCGGTTTGAAATCAATGGTACTCGTTCATCAGGTGATATGAACACTTCTTTAGGCAATTGCATCCTGATGTGTTCTATGATATATGCATATTCCCACACTCGTGGGGTTAATGTCGAGTTGGCTAACAATGGTGATGACTGTGTCGTATTTATGGAGCT